GCCAGCTCGAATCAAGTCCACCATGTGGTCTATTCGAGAACCGTCAAACGGTGGGTCCTCAAACAGTCTCAGGTCTGCCAACTCCTGAGATACTAGATTCTCCTTAAGTTTTAGATCATTGCGGTCAACGAGGCACTTAAGTATTAAATCCTCGTCAATATGCTTCGTCACTCTTCGCGCTGACTGGAAGCTTCGATCGTTAGGTACAAACGATGTTCTAAACTTAGGGCGTTTTTCACACGCCTTCCGTATTCCCATCTCCCTGACTCTCTCAACCTCCTCGACGACAGCGTTATACTCTTCTTCCCGTGTCAGCACGTACACGTCCGGCTTGGGAGCCATCCGCATAACCCCTGACTCGACGGGCCTCTCCAGAGCTGGACTCGAACAGACTGCCCGACGGATTTTTTTATCCTTTCTACAGATTCCCTGAAGTGCAGGCGGTAACGCCCACAACCTCTTGTCACCCTGTTTGCTGAGGATATGTGCATTGGCACGTACGATCCTACGGAACGTACTTCCATCGATCGATGCTTCGGCAGCAAAACCTAACACATCATTGACATCTGGTTTCATCCAGAGAGACGAAACGTTAAGCTTCTTCTGGCGTATGCCTTCCGAAAACAACGTTGAATTGATCTCCGCGTCGGTTTCACTATCAAGGGTTTTTTCTTCATTAACGACAAAGCCCACCTTGCCGCCCTCCTTGATAATTTCACCCCGGAGGTTCGTATCGCGTCTGACTTCCTTCAACAGAAGGTCGTCCCCGTTAATTAGACACGGGTGTGAAGACCACTCTCGAAACGACACCTCCTTCCTTTTTAACAACTCCGTTATCGACAAGTCAACAACGGTTTTGTTCATAAGGCATAAAAGAGGAAACGACATGATAGAGCCCATGGGCTGGCCTCTAGTCGTCTCACCATCCATCTCATCAAACGACAAAGTTGACAAAACACGTAGAGCTCGTATCTCGTCGTCAGTCAAATGATGTGCCTTACTAATAAGCACGTCAACGGCCGCACGCACGTATGCGGTCTTAATCATATCCGTGGCAGACGAATAATCAAAAGAAAGGAACCTCGTTCCCGTCAACTTACTTATGTCCTTCTCGGTCGGTTCCCCGACAAGGAGCCACCCCTTCCGCTTCAGACAAGAATAAAGAGAATAATGTAGGGGAGGCAGCAATGCGGTGTTCGCTGACGAATACATCGTGACAACCCTCGGTTTACCCGACGAAAACACGAGCTCGACCCTACATGAGTCCGAAAACTCCTCTTTGTTCCAGTTACCACCGTGACGCCGTTTAAACGTCTCCGTGGCATTCCCGTTCGGGATAAACGGGGTCCTGAAGTTGTCCCAACCATCATCCACGTTACCAGCTAGAGCACACTTGAACTGCTCCAGATGGACTGGATCCACCTCAACAGGCTGGGACCTTGCCTCGCGCCACGGACCAAGTTTCGACAGGAATCGCGGTTCACATTCCCTACAACAATTGCGCTCCACTTTTTGAATGGATTTGAAACTTAGTTCCCAAGGAAGGGTTACCCCCTCCTGAGAGAAACACTGACGTACGGCCTGCCTAAGCTGACCGCACTCCACACGAGGCGGAAGATCCTTTTCATATGGTAAGCCCATACGGCGATACCATTTTACTAAAGTTACTGCCTTCTTCCTAAGGCATGAC